CCACTCAGGATATCCCCTTCGATGAAGTTCTTGTTGCTTCTGCCAAGGCTGACGAAGTTAACACGACCTATACCGCCAAGGGCACTGCTGGTTCCGAAATCGGCTTCGCTTATCTCCTGAACGAAGACGGTACTGTTGCGAAGAAGTTCACGCAGGCTGGCGCTGTTGCTGAAGGCAAGTTTACCTATGCTTCCGCGACCAAGACTCTTGCGTTCAATGCTGGCGAAGTTCCGCAGGGTAGCAAGGTTCTGGTTATCTATCACCCCGCCATCAGCTCTGCCAAGAAGATTTCCAACTCCACCGAAGTCTTCGCAAAGAACGTCCGTCTGCACTGCAAGACCCTGTTCCGCGACACTTGTTCCGGTAAGGACTACGTTGGTATGCTGGTTATCTACAAGGCCAAGGCTGGCGAAGAGTGGTCTATCGACCTGTCTGCTGATGGCGACCCCGCCGTTCACGCGATTAGCTTCGAAGCGCTGAAGTCCTGCGAATCCCCCGTTCTGTGGGATATTTTCATTTACGATACCGACGACATCACCGCGTAAGGGAGATTTTTTTATGAAACCTCTTTTCACCGTTATGCGAAAAGCGGATGGTAAAACCGATTTTATTTACAGTTTTAATTTTAAGACTGGCGAATTCTGCGGTGGCGCTGACGTCTATTCGTATGACGACGTAGACTATTTCATCGGTCTTCCTGCGGAGTTTTTGAAGGCTTTGTTTATTAAGCCCGAAAAGGCGAAGAAGGAAATCGAATCCGAACCCATTGTGGTTGATTGATATGGTGGGGCGTAATGCCCCACCTTTCATATAGGGAAGTAGTTCAAAGAAGAATATTTTTTTTAGGAAGTGAAAATATTAAAGCGTACAAAATAAGATGCTATCCCACTGATGAACAAAAGCAGCTCATAATTAAAACTTTCGGTTGTTGTAGATGGTATTGGAATCAAGCGTTATATGACAATATTAAATATTATGAAAAATATCAAAAGGGCAAAATTAACACTCCTGCTTTTTATAAAAAAGAATGTACATGGTTAAAAGAAGTTGATTCTATGGCATTGTGTTTTACTCAGATGGATTTGCAATCTGCATTTTCTAAATTTTTCAAAGAAAAAAATATTGGATTTCCAAAGTATAAAAGTAAAAAGAACCTTAAAAATAGTTATAGAACCATGACTTCTTTTGGTTATCCGGTTACAGAAAATAACATTAAGTTGCCAAAACTTGGATATGTAAAGATTGTTAATCATCGTCATAAAACTGGGACTGCAAAATCATGTACTATTTCTATGATGCCTACTGGTGAATTTTATATTGCTATTCTGTGGAAGGATGAAAAAACAATAGAAAAATTAGAACCGGTAAATAAGGAAATTGGTATTGATTTAGGGTTAAAAGACTTGGCTATTTGTTCTGACGGTGAAAAGTTCCCAGTATTACAATCTTTGAGAAAAGAATTGCAGAAGTTGAAACGAGAACAAAGAAAGCTAAGTAAAATGGAACGAGGTAGCAATAATTATAATAATCAGAAATTAAAAGTTGCTAAGTTACATCAGCATATCGCCAACCAAAGAAAAGATTATTTGCATAAGATTTCCTATAGGCTTACAAACGAGAACCAAGTGATAGCCTTAGAAGATTTGAATGTAAAAGGTCTTATGAGTAATCGTCATTTAGCACTAAGCGTTTCTGATGCTGGTTGGTCTGAATTTGTAAATATGTTGGAATATAAAGCATTAGACAAAGGACGAACAGTTCAGAAAGTTGATAGGTGGTTTCCCAGTTCGCAAATTTGTTCGTGCTGTGGAAGTGTTACAGGAAAGAAACCACTATGGATTAGAGAATGGGTCTGTCCAGAGTGCGGTACGGTACATGACAGAGATGTTAATGCTGCAAAGAATATTTTGACAGAGGGAAAAAGAATTTTAGGGGCAAGCTCATGTCCTGATAGGTAGTTTATGCTTACGAATAAATTATTACACCCTTAAATGTAATAACGAAGTCGTATCGAGCTACAAGCCCATCAAGCCTTAGCTTGTGGGTTGTTGACTCAGACTGAATGATAGGTGGGTGGGGGGGTGGTCGTATGGACGAGATTGCTATGCTTGAAAAGCGCCAAGACGAGTTTGACGGTCGTCTTAGGCACACAGAAATTGCGTTGGAACGCAACAACGTTTTAACTGAACGTAATACAAAGGTGTCGGAACAGTTTGCCGCCACCCTTGAAGCCATCAAGGATACGATGGTACAAATATCTACTGCCACAACGGAAAATGGGAAGACCGTTGCGGATTTAACCAGAAATGTTGGGGCTCTTACAACTAAAATTAACGAAGTGGATAAAAAAGTGGATGGGGTTCGCACGGATATGGATAACAGAATCCATGTCGTTGACGAAAAAAGCAAGATTGACGTTATTGAAATCGTCAAGCGGGTCGCCATTGATTTCATTATTGGTGGCGGCTGTTTTGGTGTTCTTTATTATTTGATTTCAAGTGGTGCGTTCTAATGGTTATTGTTGGGCTTGACCTTAGTACGACAAGTACGGGTTTTTCCGTCTATCAAGACGGCGAACTGATTAACCACGGTCGTTTCAGGTCTGATAAGAAGAACGCTTTCGACAGAATTGATGAAATCTATCATATGGTTGGCGACCTGTTCAAAGCATACGATATTGACGTTGTGTTCGTTGAAGACGTACCACTTTCAAGTGCAATGAATAAGCGAATTTGTGAACTTCTTTTGCTATTACAGGGAACGATTTATAGCCACTGCATCAATAACGATTGCGCATTTTATCAGATGGAACCGTCAGAATGGCGAAGGTTGGCTGGCGTTAAACCAGAAAAGCCGCGTCGCGAATTCCAGAAAAAGGCGGCAATCGAACTTGTAAATGAACTACACGGGTTAAATTTTAGTTGGATTGATGATAAGTATGACAAAACTACCGGCGACAGCGACGAAGCGGAAGGAATCCTAATCGGGCTGGCTGGTACTAAATTATTGAATAAGTAAAGGGGTTATTTTATGAAGCTTAGCGAAATGTTTGAAGCCTTTACGCACGAAGACGCGAAGACGCTTAATGATGTTAAGATTTCGCGTTATATGCCAATCGCCACAAAGGTTGACCTTATCAATTCTTGTGATAAGAAGTTTGCTGCGGCTGAACTTGATATCAGCAACACAACTGCAATCGCGAAGATGAAGGAATTGGCAAAGTTCTTTGACCTGTTGCTCGCTTATGTCGATATTGAAGTTGACGATAGAAGCGAAGAAATGTACGACCGTTGCATGGCGGCAAACTTTGACCTGTTTGTCAAACATTATGTGAAGAATGACTACGAACGCCTTTGTAGAATGTTCGACGAAGCGTTTGATACTGGCGATTCTGCGATGCTTCGCAAGGTGCTTTTGGATGTTGGCACGACTGACATGGCGAAAGACCTTGAAGCATCAATGAAGATTCTTGGTGAAAATCAGGATGTAATTAAAAATCTTAACTATATTATTGGTTACAATGAGGGGGCTGTGCGTTAAGCGCAGCCTTCTTTTTGTCGTTTTGTAATTTGGGTGGTGAATCTTTATGGCTGGTAAGGCTGGAAGAAGTGGTCGGTGGAATCAGTATAAGAAATACTTTACAAATGCCGACGAACTTCAAGTGATTATGCAGAAGGGTTGTAAAGGTTCTGTCACCGAACTTACAAAAGTTGCTGCGCGAAAGCTATATGAAAATGTTGGTGAAGCTTTTGGGCCAACGGCGCCGTGGTATTTGAAGTACAAGGAACAGGGTAATCCTGCTTATAAACGCGCGGGTTATGTTCAACGTCTTATTATGACGGAGAGGACGGAAGGAATTGACGATGGGTATTCAAACATGGTTTACTTTTCCGAAGATAAACTGTATGGATATGCGACAGAAAAGACGCATGAATACCTTGGTCGATATACGGATGTCGAAGGAAATGTTGTTGATATGCCCGATTTTATTGAAGCGCTTGAAAGTGGTACAGATATCGGTGGAAAGCTTCATAAAATGTCGCGCTATGGCGCTGGTTTCCTTGAAAAGACAAGGGAAGATATAGAAGCGTTTATTTCCGGTAGTGGAATGGATTTTGTGGTCGAAGACGAATTTGGTTCGCTTGGCGGACTACAGATTGAAAGATATAAGTGAGGTGAACGCATTTGCCGGATTTTGAACTTAGATTTGTGGCAGTTCCTGAAATTAAGCAGGACGCAGACAAAGACCTTAGAAAGCAATGGGAACGGCGTTTCCAAAATCAGGTTGTCGGTAAGCTTGCGGTAGATGCCGAAATCCCCAAGCAGACGCTGACCAAGCTGCGTAATCAGTATGCGCAGATTATGAATGACCTTGGCAAGACTACGCTTGACGTCGGCAGGGATATTGCGGGGTTACGTCAACAGTATGGCAAGGCGTTCGACATGACTGGTATCACAGACCAGTTTAAGTCAGACTTGGCTAAGACTGGCAATACCATCGAATCGCTTACACAGGCGGCTGAAAAACACGCAGAACAAGTTCGACAGCTTGAAAGCGAATATGTAAACTTGAAGGCGAAGATGCGTGAAGCCGCGCAGACGCTTGAAGGTGAAGCGAAAACCACCGCAATCGACGAACTTGAAGCAAAAATTCGCGATGTTGGTGAACAGATTAAACGTACATTTGGCGCAGACGAACTCGAACACTTTAATCGCACAATGGGCGAACTGGGTGGAAAGGGTTCTACGCAGGTTGTTGGCATTCAGGAATATGCAGATTCTATTTCTGGATTAAGGACGCGTATTGTCGAACTTACGGGCGAAGGTGAACGACTTGTTCGCGTTACGCAGGAGTGGGACGGCAAACAGTGGATTGATACGTCCACGCAGATTCAGGATAGGACACAAAAGCTTCGTGATGAATTCAAGAAGTTTGAAAAACAAGTAAGAGACTTAGAAAACAGATATCAGTTGTCTAATGCCGGTTCTTCCTATGCGCAGGAATGGAAGAACATGACCTATGAAATGGAGTCGTTTAATGCAGAAATGCCAGACGCAAGACAAAATCTTGAACGCTGGCAGGAAGTATTATCGCGAACTAAGGGTGAACTTGGAAATGCTGGCAACAATTTAAGCAAGTATAAAGAACAGCTTAAAGATGTTCGTGACGCCGAAGTTGCGCTAAAACTTGCACAGCTGGAATCTCATGGATTGCGTACAACTGCCGTCATTCAAGCGGAAGCCGTGGTGGAAGAAAAGCGGCAGGAAGCGGAAGAAACAAAACGTCTTCTTGTAAACACCGACAAATTGAATGATGCTAATGTCGCGTATACGAAAAGTGAAGAAGCACTTAAACAGACGCTGGATAAGACTGAAAAGGCGCATAAAAAGCAACATAGCCTTTTAAGTAATATTTCCGCCGGCTTTGCTGATGCAACTGCTCGTATTATTAACTATACTTCTGTTTATCGTGCAATGTGGTTTGCTATAAGCAAGTTTAAGCAGTCTATACAAACGGCGGAAGAACTTAACAAGGCATTCACCAGCATACAGTTAGTAACTCTTGGGACTGCTGAAGCAACCGAAAAACTGCGTAAAGAATATGCTGATTTGGCACATGAAATGTCCGCGACTGTTACGGATGTTGCGGAAGGCGCGGACGCTTGGCTTCGTCAGGGTAAAAGCGCGGAAGAAGCTACACAGTTGATTCGGGCGTCTATGGTTATGTCCAGAATTGGCGTTATCGAATCTGCTGAAGCAACTGAATACTTAACGTCTGTTCTGAACGGCTACAAAATTGCGTCTGAAGACGTAATGCACGTTGTTGATGCTATGTCGCAAGTCGATATTGAATCTGCGTCAAGTATTGACGACTTGGCGATTGCGCTTCAGAGATCGGCATCGACTGCATCACAGGCAGGCGTGTCTTTTGAACGCTTGCTTGGTTATGTTGCTACCGTTCGAGAAGTAACACAACGAAGTGCGTCTGTTGTGGGCGAGTCGTTCAAAACTATATTCTCGAGATTAGGGTCTGTTAAGGCGGGCACATTTTTATCAGAAGACCTTGAAAGCGAATATACTGATATAACATCATATGTAAACGATGTTGAAAAGGTTCTGTCAAAAATAGGAATCCGTCTTCGTGATACGAATAGGGATTTTCGTGATGCACAAGATGTTCTTGATGATGTTGCAAAGGGCTGGTCAAATTATGATGATTTGACCAAACAAGCTTTAGCAACATCCATTGCGGGAGTAAGACAGAGAGAAAATTTCCTTGCCTTTGAATTTTAGAGGCACCAAGCCGAAATGCTTGGTTAAAAATTCACTTAATTGCTGGAAACCCCTAAAGACCAATGCGCCACAGCATAGCTGGAAACAGCAGGTGCGATGGCGACGAAAGTAGAAAAAAGCATTGGTATGGCGTATGGTGTAAACCTAACCGCTTTTAATGGGCAATCAGCAGCCAAGCCGCTTATTTGTTAATACTTTGTTTACAATTTACATATTGACAATCATTGTTAAATGTGGTATAATACAAAATGCGGAAGGTTCAACGACTATCCCTTATGGGAGTAGGTTGCAAGTGCAACCGAAACAGTGAAAGCCTGACGTAGTAATACGAAGGTGGTTTGTGGTTTGAAAGGTTATATCTATAAAATCGAAAACGATATAAATGGTAAATATTATCTTGGAAGTACGATAAATCCAGAAGATAGGATGAAACATCATTTTGCTGCACTAAGGGCTGGAAAGCACCATTCGTTGTATTTGCAGCGCGCATTCAATAAATACGGTGAAGAACATTTTCATTTTTCGATTATTGATGAATGTGAAGCGAATGAAAGACTTGAACTTGAACAAAAATATCTGAATGAAATGGATTTATCTACGGAAAAATATTACAATGTTTCTCCAGTTGCTTCTAATTGCGTTCTTTCTGGTGAAAAGAACGGGATGTGGGGAAAACGCGGAGAAGACAATCCAAACTTTGGAAGAAGAAACACAGAAGAAACAAAAAGTAAAATGTCTGCCGCACAGAAAGGAAAAGTTCGAACACCAGAACAGCGAAAAAGGCTGTCTGAAACAAAGAAGCGTATGTATGCTTCTGGCGAACTTATTTCATGGAATAAAGGTGGGCATATATCAGACGAACAGAAGAAGCACCTTTCAGATATTAGGAAAAGACCTGTTGTGTGTTATGATTTAGACACGGGTGCTTTTGTAAAAGATTATCCAAGCAGAATTGAAGCCGAAGAAGAAACTAATACGACAAGAGACTGTATATATGCAGTTTGCAGAAGACGTGTAAAGTCTGCTGGCGGATTCATCTGGAGATTTAAGGATGATATTTACAATTCTGATCTAAAGAATATTTATGAAATAGAAGACAGACCGAAACGAAAACCACGAACTAACAAACAGGCTGTGATATAGTCTGGACCCCAATGGAAACATTGGGCTGTGTGATACACAGGTGCGAATTAACGACTCGCATGAACATATCGAATGGAAAACTATGATAAAGCCCTTGCGCTTGAAAATTCTGCACTTAACAGCAATGGCAAGGCCATGCAAAAATATGCTGTCTATCAAGATAGTATTGCCGCCAAGCAAGACCGCATAAACGCTCTTGCCCAGACATGGGTTCAAAACATGAACTTTGAATGGGCGATTGGGCAACTTCTTAGTCTTGGCGAAGCCTTTATGAAGGTATTTAGCAATAAGATGGTTGTTCAGGTTGGTATGGCTACCGCCGCAATTCTTGCATTTGTCAAGGCTGGTAAATCGCTTGTTCTGATGGGTAAGCTGTTTATGGAAATGCGCGGCGTGGTTTCCACGGGTAAACTTTTGACGCAAATCCTTGGTGCCGCTGGTCTTGGAACCGTTCTTCCCGTTATTGCTGCATTAACTATTGCAATTACCGCGCTTGTTTATATTATTGACAAGTTTCATCATTCTGCCGCTGAACTCACCCAAGAACTTCAGGGTCTTGACAATCAGCTTTCTGAATCGCAAGGCAAGATTGACGAATACAAAAGTAAAATCGAAGACAATAACAATAGTGTTCGCGAGCTACAAGAACTAATTGACAAGGGAACCGGTGGGCTTGTTGAGCAGGATGAACTTGACCGCCTGAAAGAAGAAAATAAGCAACTTGAACGTCAAATTTCACTTGAACAAAAACGTCTTGACCTTGTTAAAGAACAGCGCAAACAGACAGCAGAAGAACTGTACGGCAAGAAATTTAGAGTTGGTAGGTATTCTGTTGGTTATGGCAGAAATACTGCAACCAAAGATGTCCGCCAATATGGTTCTGTAGAAGTTGCACCCGAAGACGTAATTGCCACATATCAAAAACAGATTGACAATCTTCGCAAGGAGTACGAAAAAGCCGCTGATAATAACAACGAAAAGCTTGCCAAAACCATCGAAGCAAAAATTAACGAACTTGAAAGCGAACTGACGAACACGGTTGTTCCGCAGCTTGAACTTCTGCGCGAATATTATCCCGAAATTGCTGCTGTTCTTGACGATTATTACGATTCCTTGATGTCTTATGCCGACCGCGTTGAAAACATCAAGGTGGAATATCCCGATGAATACGCAGAATTCGGCAAAATTGTCGCCGAAAATTCCGAAGCGTTCCAAGCTTATCTTGATGGCGACGATGAAGCGTTGAACAAGTTCGCAGACATTCTTAGTGGCAAAGCATCGCCCGCCATCTACGCCATGATTATGGCGATGCAACAGGCTGGCATTCCGCTTGCTGAACTAATCCGTCTTCTGCTGAATGCCGCTAATGCTGGCGAAGACCTTTCCAATTCTATTAAACTTGAAACGCCAGCGGCGCAGGTCGAACGATTCAAAGACAAGGTAAAATCCGTGGTCGTCGCCGAAGAAGAACTTGCCGAAACTGGCTATGTTTCTGCGGATGCTGCCGCTGACCTTGCTGAAGCTTATGGTGAAGAGGTCTACGACGCAATGGTGTGGACTTCTAAGGGCTACAAGATTAGTCGCAGTGAACTTGAAGCGCTAATCGAAAAGCAAAAAGAAAGCTATATCCTTGCGCTTAACGAAGCCAAGCGGGCTGCTGTTGCTGTAATTGAAGCCAATGGTGGTAAAACATTAAGCTGGAACACGGAAACGTCTGCAATTCTTGCGAACATTAAAGCAACAAAGCAAGCAATGGCTGCAAAGTTCGTGTATATGCGAGGTGTCGCTGGCGTTTCTGAACAATGGCAGGAAATTCTTGACGCGGAAGATTCACTTGCAAACGCGCAGGAAAATTATGACAATCTGCTGAAGACGCTTGCTTATTTACGCACGTCTACTACTACCAAAACTTCTGGCAAGTCTGACGCCGAAACTGCCTACGAACGCGAAATCCGCCTTCTTGAACACGAACTATATCTGTCGCAACAGGTAGCCAACCTTTACAAAGGCGACAACGACGAAGCGAACTATCGCGCCGAAGTAAACAAACAGCTTGAAATCTATCTGAAGCTGATGGAAGCTGCGCACGCTGAAGCCGAACGCCTTCGCAAACTTGGCTACGCCGAAACGTCTCAGGAAATTCAGGACTTGCAACAGGCGTGGTGGGGCTACTATAACGCGCGTCGCGACCTTGAAACTGGTCTTGCTGATTGGGAAAAGGAAGCTACTGATTCCGCGCTTGGAGATGTCAAGTCTGCGATTGATGACCTGCTTAACGAAGCCGAAGACAAACTGAATGATAAGCTTGATGAACTGGAATACCGCATCAAGAAGAATGAAGCAATCAAGGCGCTTCACGAAGCGTTCTTTGGCATTCTGAACGAAGTCGCCGATGGACTTCACGAAATTGACAAAGAACTTGAAGCGTCGCTTTCTTCTGCCGACTATCTTGACGAATCGCTTCGCAACGCAATGTTCAACGAA